ATTACGCTGTATGCAGTACTAACGGACAACGACATAGCTGCTTCAACATCAGTCATGCCACCATTAATATTTCCACTGCCACAGTTAGTGCGGTGACCTCCAGCACCACCACCTCCAGCACCGTCAGAGTAGTGAGTACCACCGGCTTGGCCACCGCCAGCACCACCGCCAGCAATAACAAGGTATCTAGTATTTACTGATCTTACTGGCGATTCTGTTATAGGCCGCCATTGTGGGGTGTCATCAGTAGAAGCCCAGTATTCAACTTGACCTGTTGTGGTGTTAAACCGAATATCACCAGCTTGAGCGCCAGTTGGACGTTGTGCGGTAGTTCCAGTAGGAAGACAAACAGCACCGTTAGCGCTACCTACAAGGATCTCTCCAGCAGTAGCTGGCAACGTGATGTCAGTAGTTCCTGCAACTGCTGGGGCATCAATTTCAATACGGCCTGATGTCGAGCCGTTTAGTCGAATAGGCATGATTAAGACTTAGGAGGAGCAGGCCAAATAAGGTTGAGAGGGCTAGCAATGTTTGCAGGTAGATCACGCAACTGTTGGCGATATACCTTCATTTCTTCTGACATAATAACGTCAGAATTAGCAGTCCAATCAGTTGCAGCTAGCAAACTGTTGCGTTTTTCACGCATCTCATCCCAAGGAATTTGAGCTTCAATTTCTTGAGCTTTAGCAACTACAGCGTCACGATCAAAAACAACTGGGTTTTGTGGATCAGCACTTTCAACTACAAAATCGTCGTAAGTATTACCTGTTAGTTGAAAACCTTTGCCGTTACCAAGTGCAATAACAGCTTGAGCAAGTGATTGTTGAATCATGGTGCTACCTCCTGAAACACAATGGTAGATACGGTTGTACCGTGTCGTGCTGCTGTCTGCGCTCCGTGGTTCAAATTTATGGTATTAGAACCTTCACACAAAACGTGGTGCTCGTAAGTAATTACATCACCAGCTGTGTGACCAGGAGTATCAATAAAGCTATAACAAATCCGAATGCCTTGTGTTGAAGTGTTATCTCTAAAGTTTGGAATCATAGCTGAACTTGAGCTGCCAACTGGACTTGCGTTTACAAGAATTTCAGTTGCAGTACCACTGCCGATCCTTCTAAATAGTCTCCATGTCATATCAGAAGATGGAGCGCTATTTGTAAATGACCAACTAAAAGTAGCAATAATTGAACCAGCAACAGTAGTCGTATAAGCAACATCCATCGCTGCAAATCTTACGAATGCTTGACATCCGCTGTTAAAAGTTGATGTACTGTCAATTGTTACTTGTGCAGTATTAACAATGACGTTGTTTTGACCTACAGCAAGAGTTGCAAATTCAAGTTCACCAGCTGTACCACTGTTCCGTAGAACTTGGTTAGCTGTACCGACACCGTTTGGAAGCGTCAAATCAACGTTTCCTGTAAGAGTAGGGGCCGCTAGTTCAACGTGGTTAGTTCCGTTTTGAATTCGTAAAGGCATTATTCAGAAGCCTCCCAAGAAGTAGTTTCTTCGTTCCATAGAAGCTTCACACCGTCTGTAGGATATTCTACTGGTGCTTCCCACAAGCAACTTTCTTCGTTAAGAATCCACGAAGGAAAAGGTTTAGGCGGAATAAACGCATCACGCTCTTCATCGTATTTATAGCCAATACCGGCATAATTTTTACGAAAAGCTTTTTCTGGATCACCAGACCTATGAACACCTGCATAGGTGTTATAAGATGTTTGGCGATACGTTTTGCCTGATTTTTGGCAGAGATCTAACTCTCGACCATCCATAACGTCAGAAGCGACGTGAACAGCAATAACTGTCAAAGTTGAATCTAAAAGAGCAAAGTGGGCCATATCAAGTAGTAGAGAAAGTTACGGTATCAGAAGCAGCTGCAGTTATAGTCCAAATCAATTGACCTGCAACAGTAGTGTCACCAGCGACAACTGCGCCACCCGCACCAACAGTAGTGCCGTTTACCACAACACCTTCTGTAAAGGTTGCTTGAAGATTGTTACCGCTAACAGTGCTAGGGGTCCGTAAAATAATAACCCCAGAACCACCTGCACCAGAACTACTTGAAGAACAGTTGCGAAGGTTACCGCCACCGCCACCACCAGTATTAGCAGTACCAGCAGTACCGTTAGCGCTGTTTGCTGCAGCACCTCCACCTCCACCACCAGCACCACCTAGGCCACCAGATTCGTTTGCATCAAGTGTGCAACTACTGGAATTACCACCAGAACCACCGCCACCACCTCGGGTTACAGAAGTACCAGTAATTTCTGAAGCAAGCCCGTCGCCACCTTGAGCAAGGTTTGGGCTACCGCTAGTAACACCTTGGTCACCAGCTTCACCGGCACCACCACCACCACCAGCAGCTCGGTCATTGTCTTGAGTACAATCACCACCGATAAAACCTTGATTAGCAGTACCTGAACCTGGGTTAGCACTTGCTAAACGGCCGCCAGAACCACCGCCAGAACCACCGTTAGCGCCATTACCGCCATCATTGCGGCCCCCACCTCCACCACCAGTGGAAGTAATTGTACGGAATGTAGAGTTACTTCCGCTATTCGCAGGATCTGTTGAGTTACTTCCACCAGCTTGAGCAGTTCCACCAGCACCAACAGTTAGGTCTAGAGCAGTGTCTAGCACCATAGCCATGTCGGCTTCTACTGCGCTTGCCCCGCCAGAAACGTTACCAGTACCAAAATTAGTGCGATAACCACCAGCGCCTCCGCCGCCGCCACAACCGCCTTGGAAACATGCACCACCAGCACCACCACCAGCAATAACTAGATAACGAATGCTGGTATCAGGACCAGTATCTGTAACTGCTACAAAAGCGTTGCTGTCAGTACGAAAATACTCAAGGTTATTTGTTTCGCTGTTATAGCGAAGCATACCTGCTGCGCCTGTACCAGGACGTTGAGCTTCTGTTCCTACAGGAACTGTCAAAGCACCTGTGCTTGAAATTTCGACGTTTCCGTCAGTGTCAATGTTTACTTTGGAAGTACCATTGGTAACAATGTCTACTTCGTTTGTTCCGATAACAATACCTGAATCAGTATCATCACCAGTAATGGCGGGAGAAGCGTTTGAGTTGTCTCCTTGAATTCTTACAGTCATGATTAAACAATCACCCAGACAGAGCCAGCAGGAATAGTAACTGTTGCGCCAGCATCAACCGTAATAGGTCCAGCTGACATTGCATTATTGTTCGCAGTAATAGTGTAATCGTTATTTACTGTTTGACCGTTTTCATAGAAAACAGCGTCACCACCTCCACCGGTAGCACCTCCACCAATAGAACCCCAAGTGGTTCCGTTGTGACCTTCAAAACTGTTGTCAGTAGTGTTGAAACGGATGTAACCACGAAGATTTGCAGGTGTACCACCGTCAGCATCACGTTGAGCAGTAGTACCTACAGGTAGTTCTGCGGCTCCAGTAAGACTAGTGCGAGGAACTTTTTCATCATCAAGTTCGTCAATAGCGTCTTGAACGTTAGTAGCTTCAATGTCTCCTGCAGCTACGTTGGTTACATCAGAAGCATTACTAGCAACACCGTTGATAAAGTTAGTACCGTCAAAAACACGTAAAACGTCGTTAGTGGTGTTGAAGTACAGATCACCAGTGTCGTTATCTGTCGTGTAGTCAGTTGCACGAGCAGGACGATAACGGTTGTTAAAGTCGTTAATATCATCCGAAAGTTGGATAATATCTTCTTCACGAGCAATCAGCTTGTGGTAGGTATAGGTGTTAAGGGTAGTAGTGGTTTGAACTTGCAGACCAAGACCGTCTTGAACGGTCGTGCTGTCCATTACATCAGGAAAACCAGTAATCGTTACTGTGGAGTCAGTTGTAATAGTTCGGCCAGTAGTTGACGTGCCGTTAGCATCAATAACAAGACCACCAGCGTTAGTAAGACTTACAACCGTACCAGCGTTGTCTTCTGGGTCTGGGTTAGCTTCTGGAAAGCTTTGATCGTCAGCAATAGCAACAAAACCACCCAGCGCGTTCATCAAACCAACAACGTGAGTGTTGATGGCAGAAGAACTAGGAAACTCGTCGGTTTCAGTTGAGTTAAACGTGTTGGTAAGGGTGTTACCGTCAAGCTGGTTTAACTCATTAGTAGTAACCGTTGCACCGTCAAGAATCCCTACTTCAACTGCCGTCAAATCAGCCAAAGCAGCGGCAGTAGTGTCCGCCATCGTGGCTAACTCTGTTAGCTCTGCATCAAGAGGTTGCTTATTATCAAGCTGAGTTTGAATACTAGAAGTAGCATCAACTCGGTTTAGCTCGTCAGTAGTAACAGTAGCCCCGTCAAGGATTGCTAGTTCACCACTAGTAAGAGCAGCAAGCTGAGTAGCAGCCCCAGTCTGCATATCCCGCAACGTTGCGATGTCTGCATCCAGGTCAACGCGGATTTGACCAGCAGCAGGCTGGTTATCAACGATGGTTACACCGTCACCACCACTAATATCGGTGGTTAAAACAGTATCAATACGGGCATCAATACCAGCTGTAGTAGCAGCGTGAGCATCGTCAGAAGTCCACGTCTCACTACCACCAATAAAACCAGCAAGAGCGCTTAGGTCACCAGTACCAGAGGACAAACCTCCAAAACTGTCAGAAAACTCTTGTAGTGAGAATCTGTTTTGTTTATCTGAGTTGTTTAGATCAGCTGCTGTAAGGGTTGAACCAGGGGTAAAGCTAACAGTTGCGTCTGCAATGTCTGTTGTACGAGCCAGAACCACTGTTGCGTTGGTAACTGCACTGTTAAGAACAATTGACGTTCCAGCAGCGTTAAAGGTGTAATCAGTGGTTACTGTTTGAACAGTGCCGTTAACAGTAACACTAATGTCTTCTTGACGCAGGTACTCAATGGCATTGCCATCGCTGTTTGTCAGGGCAAACGTAGTACCGCTAGCGCTGGTATAGGTGATTGATGCAAATGCCATTGAATTAAGAGCGTGCTGGTTTCTTGATCATGTACTTTTGATATTCTTCCTGCATATCAGCAGGAGCTGCTAGTTCAACCGGAACTTCATTAACAGAACCGTCCGGCATTACAACACTTCTGGTTCCTGTTAAAAATTCTACCCGAGCCTGTGCGATCATTTCTTGTTTAAGGTCTTCCAATGCTTCTCGTTTAGTTTTTGAATCAAAAGATGAGAACACTGGAGGACGCTCAGCTGCGTCAAGATTTAGAGCAACTTTATAATCGTCAGGAAGTTGATCGTAAGTTTGCAGACCTTCAACAGTGTCTGTACCGTTAATCAAACGTTCAAACATTTCATAAGAACTGTACTCATTTCCATCAGGTGCTTGATACCTAAATTCAGTGCCCATATAACGCCTAAAACGGTTTAGAGCTACTTCGTTTGCAAGAATGCCGAATTTTCTAAACACCTGTTCTGGTGGCCGAACTCCGTTTAGAAACAGTTCGTTATCTACAGTATCGCCTTGAGCTGGGAAAGGAACAAGTTTACCCGCTACAGAGCTAAAGAACGTACGCTCTCTTACTCCAGGATAGGTAACATCTCCAGTCTTGTACCAATGTGCTACACGGTAATCGCCTTCTTCAACTTCTTCTGAATTGACGTGTGCGTCAAGGTATTCAACTACTGAAGCCAGACCCATAGTATCTGCAAGCTTGTTTGCTAACCCAAGGCCAAAAACAAGCGGTTTTTCAGCTACTGATTTAAGAGAATCACCCGCACCAACAGCGGCCATGCGTACTTTTTCCATATATTGTGTTTTTTGTACCTCTTCTAACTCTTCAGCACTTAAATTTTCAACGTCTACTGATGCAGTTTGTAGCATTCCAGCCCTAGAACCAGTAATAATTCGTTTTGTCTTATAAACGTCTGGTCCCATGGTTGTGAGAGCAAATTTTCTCAAACCAATAAGCTGACCTTGAGTAACTTTTTCAGCAAACGAATATATCAAAGATTCCGCTTTATGGGGATCTTGAAGTGCGCCGATTATTGTGTCTAGTCCTTGAACAGCTGGGTTATCAAGAATACTCATTGCTGTAGCGGAAATACCAGCACCAAAAAAGTGCTGAGAGTCACTAAGATTTTCGCTACGAATGTAATCTCGCATGTTGGCGCTATAAGCCAGTAGTTCTCCGAGAAAGGGAATGTACCGATACGGATACCACTGACCGCCCATCTTAATGTGATAAGCGGGGATTTCAGGATACAAAGAGTTTTTATAGGTTCCTTTTTGACCACCAGTAACTTCCAAATCAGAAGATGTAACAAGTGATATAAAACCAGCGTTAAGACTTGTAGCCAAAATCAAAGCAGAGTTAGCTCGTTGACGAACGTATGCATTTGGATGATTAAGTTGAGATTGGAATCCAAGAATTTTACGTTCTGACCGTTGCCACTTTTTATAAGCGTCTGCGCCTTGAGATTGGCTAAAATACCTCCATTTTTTAAAAGTATTATGCCAAGTCATTTCTGCTGCTTCAGCAAAAACTCCTAAAGGAAGTGGACCCATAACTGGCTGAAGATAAGCCATGCGAGCAATATTATTTAAAGGTGCTTTAATGTAAGGCGAGATAACTGCAGCAAGCAGCTTGTATCTCTCAGCAGCAAATTTAGTAAACCCAAGACCTACATCACCTTTAATAGTGCCTTCAACAAACTCCTCTTGCATGTCAACGTATTTTGCAAGATCAATGGCTTCTTGATTTTTAATGGCGTAACCAATTTCTTGCATGTCTTGACCAATACCCGCAAAAATAGGCTCAGTGTATTTAGTGTAAAACTGTTTTTCGACAGCAAGATCAAACGCAGAAGTACCCCGTTTGTATTGAGCAAGGCCGTCAGCATTAGTCATTGCAGCTACTTCATCCATTGCTGAAGCTTTTGAAACAACTTGAGCATAAATACTGGAAATGTATTCAGTACCCCACTCAGCCCCAACAAAACCAATGTTGCCGCCTACACGTTCACCGCCTGGATATTTAGATGTATAAGGCGAAGCGAAAGAACGGCCACCAGTTCTATTATTAAGCTCTTGTAAACCTACTTGAGCCGCGCCTTGTAAGCTTGCTTTATTAAAGAAACTAGCGGTAGATCCAATTGAACCTTTACCGCCAGCCTGCATAGCTTTATCGGCATCACCTAAGAAGAACAAATCATTGAATTGTTTTCTAGTAACGTTGTACTTGTTGTATATTTGCTGGGCTCGTTCTTGACCAAACAGACGCACAAGCGCTTTAAAAGAAGTATTGTCTGGCGCTTCTTTGCTGTTAAGGTCTTTAAGTATTGCAGCTTCTCTTAGAGGGTCAGTCATCATTTGACGCCCAAATTTAGAGGTAGTAGTGTCGTCAATCGTGCTTCGATTAAACAACCGCAAAGTACGTGCATTATTAGCTGCTACTCCATACGTTTGAGCGTCAACACGGAACATATTCAAAGCAATTCTTGTCATCTTGTCAGCTTCTAGTTGTGCCTGTTTATCAGCACGGCCTCCAAGTGTTGTCCTAATAAAATTGCTTAGTTGCATTGATGGACCAGCAGCCAATTTCTGCACAAAGTCACCGCTAGTCATGACTAGAGCCTGTGCTGGCTGAACAAACTGAGTAGAAAGGCCAGTCAAACCACTAGAACGAAGAACCCTGACTAGGATCCCGTCGCCTTCTAAAGGCTTAGAACCAAGCAAATGCGGGTTAGCAGAAGCAAAAACAAGGTTGTTAATTAGCTCATTAAATACACCTTCTTCAGTACCGTCCAGAATTGCATCAGGATCACTTGCTTTATCAAGAATTTCCTGTACACGATGTAGGTGAGAAGGCAACCCAATGTATTCATCTAAACCCCTTTTAACAGATTCAGTTTTAACTGCTAGTTCTTTTTGAGCTGCTTCAGCAAATTCTTGAAGATCAGCCTCAAGATCAGCACCTTTAACTAGCCCACCCCGCACTTTTCGCATTTGTTGAGCAAGATATACCCGATATTTACCTTGGAAGGAGGCTAAAAAGTTACCAGCACTATTCCGAAACTGCATGAAATCTCCCAAAGATCGGTAGAGCAAGAGAGCTTCTTTTGCTTGTACAGCTAAATGCAGCCGATAAGTCCGTTGATCAGACATACCAGCGTCAAGAAACTTTTGAGTTTTTTGAGCAGCAATAGCAAGACGCTCGGCTCCAACACCAACATTTAAACCAGTTGCAAGAGAGTATTTAATTGCTTGATTTAAATTTTTAAGCAATTTTTGATTTTTAAGTGCTCCACTCTCCATAAACTCAGCAAGGGAACCTAATCCCATTGACTCTGCTACTTCAGCGTTAGCCAAAGCGTCCATATAACCTCCCATTGCTCGCATTGCATTAGGAAGAGCGCTTTTAGGCATCTTTTCAAACTTTTTATCGCTAAGAAGTTTCAACATACGCCCTGCATTATCGCCAATGCCGTTAACACTTCTTACCAAAGAACGGTCAGCACGAGCACCCCAACCAGTATCGTTACGACTGTACTCTTCAGCAAAATTTTGCCAAAATTCACCTTGAGCTTCATCAGAGCTAGCTCTACGAACTTCGTCAGAGATACCCTCCAAATCAGCAGGTTTGTCTCCAAAAAGTTCTGTTTCTGCTTGCCGTGCTTCTACTTCTTTAGTAACAGGGGGTTGTTCAGTAAAACCAGTTTTAATGTTGGGGTTAGCGCTAGGAACAATTTCTGCTTCGTTTGCAGTATCTAATTGACGAAGAGGTAGTTGTGTACTAGTTTCCCAGGGATTTTCAACAACTTCAGCTTGAACAACTTTAGCTGGCTCTTCAGTAGCCTCTGACTTAGGTTCCGGCGTTTCTTTAGGTTCAGGTGCTTTTGGTTGCGGCTTAGGCGCTGCTTCTGCTTGCAACCGTTTGACGGCTTCTTTTACAACCTCTGGCTTTAGTTCAACCTTGTTAATAGAGCTACCGCCAGGAATTTCGTTAAACAGCTCTTGAATGGTTTCCAGCAGCTGTCTTTCGTTTTTAATTTTGGCTAGATCAATAGTAGGATCTTCAACGCCTTCTACAGCTTGAGGCAGTAGCTCTTGATAACGGTTGTAAGCCTGGCGCAAACGAGAAACGCCTGCACGATAATTTAGATCACCACGAGATTCAGTAGGAATACCTTGATTATTAGCATCAAACTGTTCTTCAAGTTGATTGATACGTTGCATAAAAGTATCAATGTTAGTTTGGAAGGTTTCCCTACCAATACGCTGAGCAGCAAGCATAGAATCCATCTGTTGACCAGACATCAACTCGCGCTGTTCAATGCTCTCTACTTCTTCAAGGCGACCGTAAGTGCTTGTTTCTAGCTCTTTAATACGAGTTTCATACTCAGCTTGCTGCTTTTTATAGCGGTTGTAACGTGCCTTGTTTGAAGGTTTTTTCAAATAATTTGGATCTGCTTTTGCAGCTCGATCCATTTCACGAAGGGCACTTTGACGAGCCTTTGCAAGCTTTGTAAGGTTGTCAATTTCTTTTATATCAACATCAGCCTCTGCACCAAGCTCAATGCTTCTACGGCCAAAACCAATAGCCTCTTGACTAGTACCAAGAATTGCATCTTGAGCACGCATCAAACCTTGTGCGCCATCGTTTAGTGTTGCAAGGCTTTGTTCATATTCATGGTTGTAACCACGAGTAATTTTTGAAAGTGCGTCAACAGTAGTTCGTTGTTGAAGATCTACAGCTTCATCTGTTACTTCTTCAACAATGTTTTGTTCTTGAGTATCTAGTTTTACTGTCTGTTCTTTTAGTTGAAGTTTTTCTTGACGAGTTAAAGTTTTACTTTCAGAAAGTTGACGGATTGCTCTCCTTTTAAGAGTATTTTTTACTAGCGCCATAGAGCCACGAAAGGCGGCTCCAGCTCCCATACCAGCTGTAAAATTTGCAACACGTTTTGCGTAATAATCTTCTTCAGCATCAGTATCAGCAAGAAGATATCTCAACAAATCATCTTTATCGTCATTTGCAATTTGATCTAAAGCTGCACCTACTTGTGCTTCTGTTTGAGCATCAACACGAACAGTCGAACCTAGCAACAGTTCTTCCATTGCATCTTGAGGAAGATCAAGACCAATTCGTTTAGTAACGACTGCTCCAGCTTGCCTTAAATTAGCGGGAGTAGGCCGTAAAGCTGCCCTTCTAATAAGGCGTTCACCAGCACGAATCCTAGTTTGCGCTGTGCTAGGCCCAATGTTGGGCATCAACATAGAAGTAAGGATAATTGTCCCTACATCTGAAATGTCGCGGCCAATCTGAGTTTTAGGGTTAGTAGCCTCATAAATTGCTCCACCCTTTGCAAACAAATTAACGAAAGGGGTATCTTGACCCATACCAAGGGGTTTAACAACGCCATCCTTAGCAGGCACTTGAAGACCTAAAGCAGCATATTTAGCGCCTATCTCAGCTTGTACACGATCTTTTGCAACAAATTCCGGAACAAATACACCTTCTTCTAATTCAACATCTTTCAGCGATTCAGGGTCTGCCTGCTGCCTCATGGCAAGTTGAGACACATAAGCTAAATTTGGATCAGTACCAAAAGCTCCCATGGCCCCTATTTGAGCCATATATTGAGGCGTTGTCTGTACAAGCTGCTGGAAACCTTCAGTAGTGTCTTCAGCCATTTGAACGGCCATAGACGCAGGCACTCTAAGTAGTTCTCCTCCTATTGTTGGTAGTACTTCTTTAGCAAAATTAACTGTGTCTTCCCACCAATCAGGGCCTTTTTCAGGCTGCGCCGGGGTTTCAGGTTGAACAGGTTGTGCAGGTTCAGGCTCTTGAGAAGCCTCAGTTGCATAAGGAGATGTTAATTTCTCTTTGTTTATAAGTGTGTTGTAGTCGTCTTCTGAATCAAAGTATTGAACACCTTGATCAGGAACAAGAAAATAAGGCATCAGTCAGCAAGTCCAGTACTAAGAATAGTGTCGTAAATTTTTACCATGTCACTTTGAAGTATATTTCCTCTGTTACGACGAACCTCAACGTGAAGGTGCATACCAGTACCACCGTCTACATCATTTCTGTAAGAGTCTGTGGTGTGTTGACGGCCAAGAGGGTTTCCAGCAGAAATAACGTCTCCAACTTTGACAGGCCAATCATAGCCGGTGTAGCCGTTAGTGCCGGCTTGGCTGCTACGAGCGTGAGCAATGAAGATTTCATCTCCTTTGTTTAAATTGTGCTTTGATTCTACGTTAGATCCAATTCCCTCTAAAACTTCAACTAAAATCCAGTTACCACCTTTTCCAGGTTGAAATCCAATATCAACAACCTTAACTTGTGTAGGAGCCACAAAGTTTACGTCATTATTTTCACCGTTTTTATCTTGAAGATAAAAGTCAATTGCTCCATCAGCCCTTGGACCAAAATTTAAAGGGTGGCCGTAGGTACGTCTTGCTATGGTTGTGTTTACTGGTGTCGTTGTTGACATCAGTTTCTCAACTTGTTTTTGAAGTGTTTGTATAGCTGGGTTATTAGGTGTGGAGAGGCCTTGCTTTATATTTGGTGGCTCTCTATAATCAAACACTGCTGCCTGGGCTTGCCCTCTAAGTAAAGCTTCAAGACTAGAACCTGGCTGCATTTCTTTAAAAATAACCATTGCGTTTTTAAGCTCATTTAACGATTCAGGACTTACCTTTAATTTTTTACCAATAGCTACATCCATTACTTCGTTAAAAGTATTGGAACTTACCATAGGTTCCTTTATGTAATAAAGGCCAAAATCAGCCTTTTTACGGTTTTTTGCTAAAAACTCCTCTGGCGTATAAACAATCTGTGCTTTTTTGACAGAAGTAAGTTTTCCGGTTGTGTCAGCATTGCGAGTAGTAAAAGCGTACTCTTCAATGTTCCTAAAAATTTCTGGCGCTGGATTTGTGAGATCAAAAAGATTTGTGCTAAAAAATTCATTTTGTGCTAAATCAGCTCTTAGGTCTTCTTGGAGTTGTGCCCACCACCCATCATCCTCTAACTGAGCCCGAGTGGCTCCCTGCATTTGCTGTTCAATAATGTCTCCAGCTCTCTTTTTTACTAGCGTTTTAAATTGGTCTCTATAAATATCGTCATAACGTTCTTGAATTTTTTTAACCTTTACATTGTTGTTGCCTGCAGCTTTTAGAGCGTCTTCTTTTGCTTTGTCAAGATTTGCTAGCGCTTGGACAACAAGAGTACTTGAAGCGGAGTTAATTTTAGTTTCAAACTTAACTGCGTTTTGTTGAGCCGTTGTTTTTAGTTGGACGAGGCTATTAAAAGCTGCACTACCTGTCGGGTATCTATTTAAAATTTCGTTTTGAGTTGCTTCGTCTTTTTGAGTTAAAGCCAAAGCAAAGTTAGATTTATCCTCTGCTAGCTGCCTTTGATCTGGTACAGCTACAGAATCTGTATAAATTTTATACAATCCTTGCGGGCTAAAAGTTCTAGGAATGAATAAATCCTTTTCTACCATTTGTCCGTTTTCATCAAGAAAAGGAATCTTATTAACTCCTCCTACCTGCAAACCGCGAACAAAAGCATCTCCATCTCCATCTCTTTGTGCAATAAGAGACAGAGCAGTTTGCAGATCGCGTCGAGTTTGGTTGTATTCAAGTTGAGCCTGTTTATCTGCAATAGATTGTTTGTTAACTATTCGGGCTTGAATTGTATCTCTATTCTCTCTAATAATTTGACGCATTGATTTGCCGTTTTCTGCGTCTTTATAATCAAGCAGCATTCCTTGACCATCGCCCAAATCAAAGTTACTAAGCTCTTTCAACAGCAAACCGTTTAATTCTGGGTTTTCTTCAAAATCGTTTATACCGTTTTTATCAGCATCAAATTGAAGATTAGTAAGAAACGGAGTACGAATGTTGTTAGCAAACTCAATAGCAGTTTTACCTGCAGCCATGTACTCAAGCTGAGCTTTGCGAAGAGTAGCAGCAAGAGTACCTGGAGCTTTACCACTCATCCAAGTAGCAACACCACCATCAAGCGTTTGGTTTGCTGCTGCGTTAAGCAGCGTTACGTTGTATTCAGCTCGCTTTTCAGCAATGTTTTGCTGCAGCAGTGGCATTGCTTTTGCCAAAGCTGGTGCAACCAAACCGGAATACATCCGATCAGGGATGTCAGGGTAGTTCTGTTTTAGGTAATTTTGGTTCTGTTTAACCAGCTCAGATGTAACTTCTGTTGGGTCTTCAATCTGCTGAAGACGCCCCATGTTATTAGTTACATACTCGTTAAGGTTGACAACGGATTTAGTAGCAGCAGTCTCTGCTTTCTTGTTGTAATAGTGAAACTTAAACCAAGGGTTAGTACTGATTACCTGCTCAGCAAGGTCTGGCCTACCCTTTTTACGGAGTTGACGTGCCGTTTCACCCAGTTCAACCGTGTCTAACTGGTATTGACTAATTTGATCAAACAGCTTATCTACTTGAAACCCAACCTTTTCGGCTTGGTCTTTGACGTTTTGCCGCATGAGACCTTGACCGGTCTCTACAAGGTTTGCAATGCTGTTTACCTTGTCTTGTAGCTCTAGATCAGGTTGGTAGCTAGTAAAATCTAGAAGCTGACCACCACGTTGTTGAGAAACCTGCTCTGGTTGAGCTGGTGGAGCGATCTCTGCACGTTGTTCAGGCTGCTCAAACGTATCTCGCAGCTGACGCTGGGGCTGAATGTTAAAGCTGCTGGTCATGGCTGTGTTTCGGTTTGTTCAGTAGTTTCTTGCTGATCACTTCCTGATCCACTTTGTTCAGTAGAAGGAGGCAGCATAGATTTATATTCACCAATTGCTGCTGCGGCAGCGTTTGTTACGTCGCCTAAAGTCAGACCCCGAGCTTTACTTGGTTTGCTAGGCCCGTAAACTTGAGCAGCCAAAGGTGCCATAGGTTTAACAGGATCAGCATAAGGTCTTGGATTGTAAAGACGCGCAGAATTTGTTTTGTTTTGAGCTTCAATAGAGAAAGCCCTACCAGCGTCAAGTTTATCAGCAATCCTGTACTGACGAGTGATTAGACGGTTGCTAGCGTTTTGCAGGTATTGCTGGTTAGCGGTGTTTCTAATGTTTTCTACGGTGCGTCCTACTTGACCGCTAGCAACCTTTTTAACTGAGTTAGCAATTGACTGCAAACGAATAGTGTCTAGTTGAACTTCGTCTGCTGCCTCTTGCTCGTAAAAGCGAGCTTCAATAGAAGCAAGTTTTCTACCAAGATCACGAGTAGCAGCAATAGATGTTTCTGTTTTAAACTCAGCTGCTTGTTTAGCTTTGAGTTCTTCGTATTGACGAAGTTCTTCTACATAATTAGATTTGCTAAACCAGTTTTGAAGGTCAACTTGATAGGCTCGATAATTTTGCCTGTTAGTATCAGCAGCTTTTCGATAGGCTCGAACAGTGTCTGATTCCCATTTACGCCAGTTTTCAATATCTGCTGCGCCCTTTTTAGTCATTGTTTGACCAAGCTGCGTAGCAAATGTAAATGCACCTCCAGCACCAGGACTAGCCAACATGCTTTGAAGAGAGTTTTGAATAGCCATTAACCGTACTTCCTCGCAACATCAAAATACAAACCAGTCCATTCCATAGCAATGAACTTAGACTGATCAATGCTATCGTTGACTATTTCTACTGTAACTTGGTCGTTCTTGCTTTGGATATGTGAGCGGAACTTTGATTGTTCAAACTCTTCTTCCTCACCAATAACAATGTTTCCGTTTATTGGATCACGACGGTCAAACTCGTAAGTAACCTTGTCACGGTATTTTGGTGTGACTTCTACTTTGAAATAACGGGCATCGTTGTAGTAGACATCCATATACCTAAGCTGAAGCCTTCCAGTACGATTGCCAATAAAAGTATTGTCAGTAGCAGTTCGGCTGTAAGGCATGAGCTGCGGAGGTCGGAAAGTGAACGTATACTTTTCACCAAAGACCCAAGAGCTGCTTGAAAAATCCCCAACGCTATCGCACTCGAAACTAGTAACGTCAGCCGGAACATTATTAGCCACGATCCAACGTTTTTCAGCTTCGTTTGCATCGCTTGCATCCTGTTTAATAACAACAAATTGACTTGCGTTAACAGTTCGATACGGCAGGTTTACGGTTGTTTTGTTGGTTCCTGCGTTGTAAGTAAAAGTGACAGCACCAGCGTTGGTAGTAATAGAGTTGGACAGCTGGCGATCTAGCAGAAACAGGCTGGTAGGTTCTTGAGGAGGTCGAGAAGCGTTAATGCCTTCAAGGTAATACTCAGCAGTACCGTCGTTGTCGTACTCAGTCAAAGTATAAAGAGTACCTTCAACAAAATCGCACCAGTGCAGTTCTTTGTTAGGGAACGTCCATTTAGACCAAGCGTTCTGTCGGTTAGTTAGAGAACCGCCAGAAGCTTCCCAGAAAAATTGGTACACATAAAGTGCGTTTTTATCGTCATTACTAAGTGCAACAAGGTATTGATCAGTACGGCTTACAGCCAAACTGTCGATATTTTTGGGGATGTATTTCGGTACAGTCTCTGTAATAACTGCCGTTTGACCCAAGTTAATACCAACGGTACGGTCAGTAGTGATAAATGTATGAAGACCAGTAAAATCACCCTCTTTGACTGGGAAGATGACTTGAGGACCAACTTGTTGTGGTTTGACTTTTGCTTCCATACTGATGGAGCTAATCCTACCCACAGAAGCTGTCTCAGGACTAAACGTAACGTTGTCGCCTGAGTAAAGACGGAACTGGTTTTCGTTAGAGAACAGAACAAGTTCATCCTGCTGCTGCAAGGCAAAGTTTAGTACCGCAACGTCGTTACTAACTGCAGTCAAGTCAATAGTGTCGTTGTCTACGACTTGCAGTGCTGACTGCTGCCAGAAGTTGTAGTAAGAACCAGCTTCACTAAGGATGACGTTTTCACCGCTTACAAAACCAAGACGGTTTTTAAAAAACACAATGTCGTTAATTGTGTCACCAGCAAAAGTTGGAGCCGGTAATTCATCTGCATCACCAGACAACCGTGTAGTCCAACCAGGAATATCAAAACTAGTGCTGCCGTCTGTGTAAGTAGTACCGCTAAACGGTTGTAAGGTAAACCGAGCTAGAGCATCATCGTTTCTGTAGTAAATAAACGCATGAGGCATTGTGTTGTCGTCAAGTAGACCAGGAGTACCCCAGCTACCTACCTCTTCCCAAACACCGTTACCGTAGTCGCCATCTGTTGTTGTACCTTCTGCGTTGAACTGAAGGTAGTAAGAGCTTTGGTTTGACGTGCCATCAGGCGAGACAAGCACGATGTAACCGTTCCAATCAGAACTAGGCAGCTCTGTAATGCTGGTAACTTGGTTTGAAAAGCCATCCATCAGGGTGTTACCCCTGGCGTCAGACACGACGATGTTTTGGATAAACCGGTTTGTGTTAGCGCAAGTAATCAGAATCTGTGAGTTTTGACGCTCAAAGTTTAGCTCGTTGTTAATGTCTGTTTGATCAAGACCTTCACCAAGAGTCAGAGTAGTACTACCGTTTCCAGTTGCGTTAACTGATGCTCCGGCATTGTCAACAAGCTCAAAACTAGTGTCACCAACATCACCAACAAAACTGCCTGTTGGAATATTTGAACCTGTAACTAGTTCACCTTGATGTACCTTTCCAATATCAGCAGAGCTAACACTAGTAATTGTTGAACTACCAGTTGTTGTAGAGCCAGAAATAGTGTCTGTGTTGCTAATCAGTTTTGCAGCAATTGTTTCTGTGCTAACAAAATTTGTGTTGCCATTGTTATCAGTAAGAGAAGGCGTAAGGTGATTACCAATAATTACATCGCCGTTATCAAGCGTTATACGGACTGTATAAATACTGTCGTAGTCAACTAGTTTGACGTTTACCTGCGCTCTAGTTGGACGAAACTCGTTACTGATCTCTGAAATGTTAAAACGAGTCAGAGTTTCAGTAGCGTCAAAAGCAACGGTCTGCTGAATGTTTGTAATAAATACAAAGTCTTGGAAAGACGTGGCACGCAGTCGATCCTTTGCTCTGCCAGAGCCACGCAAGTAATTTAGGTTTGCAGTGGTAACGTTTGTAAAAGTTTGCTCTTCAGGCAGCACTGACGGAATCGTACCAGTGATTGGTTCAACGTTAGAAACACCAGTAACAAACGTCAGCGAAGACGTGATAGTTAGAGCTGTGCCAGTGTTTGTTGCTGTTGCGTTGTTACTTAACGTAATAGTTGTGCCTTCAATACTGGAAATAGTTGTGTTAGCTGGGATCCCAGTACCAGTAATAGTGGCTCCAACAAACACATCAGTAGCACTATTAAGACTGGCTACAACGTTTGAGTTGTTTGTAGTGTTACCGGTTCTAGCAATAGTGCGGCTGTCATCAACAACCATCAACACAAACCGTTCTTCTGTACTGCGGTTGTAAACAAACACCCAAGCTTCATTCCACTTGAGCGGAGCAGTAAGGGTTTGTCCCCCAGCGTTTTGTGTAAGGTTATCAATCTGCCGTAGAGGCACAGAACCTAGTCGTTTTTTAAGACCTTCCACAAGGTCACAGTTGGCGTTTTCAAGAACTTTTGCAAAGCCTGGCAGCACAAAACTGTCAGCCTGTTGGTTCACGCCTTTGTTAAGTGGGCCAATAACTTGGCTATAAAGTTCTCTAGACATTAGCGAGAAAGAATATCAGGACCAAAAGTAGTCATAACGCGACCGCCATATAGATCATCTGGACCACTAATGTAGTTATAATTCTGTGCCATATCTTCTGTGCGCTTCAAGATTTGCAAGGCTCGTGCTTCGTCTTCTGAAGTGTAGGTTTCAATAGACGAAGAAGTAACAGCACGGTTTGCAAACATTCGACCAGCGCGGATCATAATGTAGCGACGACCTGTTTCTGGAATGCTGTCCCAATCCAGTTCTTCAACAATCTCTGCTACAAGGTCGCTGTTTCCGCCAGTAATAGATACACCAAGGCTGCCTCTCAAATCAAAGCTATTTTTAACGCGATCAAAAAGCCTAAGCCCCCGAAGAACAAACCGTTGTGACGGATAAGAAATCGGGTTAAATCGTACTGCCAGGGTGTTGCTGGGAAGTTGGGATTGGCCTGTACCAGCGTCCAGAGGAATTGTGTCATAAAGCATTGTGTTCCAAGACCAGCCTGCGCCTTGAACTTCACGGCTTACTTCATCAAGTGTCCGCTCCGCCAAACTTGCATCTCCAGTCAGAGGAGCGGTGAGAGAGTTGACTGGAGCCTCACCAATAATTGATAGCAGCGTGTTGACTGCTGAAAGTTTGCTTGTAGTCATTATGCCAACAAAAAAGGGGGAAACAAATTACTGCTTCCCCCATTGTATTGGTTATTGACAAATAAATTTTATCAATAGGGATTGCCGTCGTGCAGCAGGCTGACGGAGCACTCAGGACGCAGGACACCGTGGCCCACAGCGTAAGAGGCAACCATCATGGTGCTCTGAGTCATGGCTTTGTACTCAGAACCAGTCATCTGCATGGACACGTCCTTCAGAGACACAGTACCGACAGCTTCCTTGGTGAAGCACAGGGCAAATGCGTTCGCAATGGAACCATCGTTACCTTGCTCATCCTGGAAGTAATCGTTAGTGCCGTTCTGAACACGACCATCAGAACCGTCGCGGCCATTGATGTAGTTAGGACGCTCACCACGGGTGGTAGCAGTTTGGTTAGCCACACCAGAGTAGGTTTGACCGTTGGTGTAAGCGTTAACACCCAAGTGGTTGGAGGTGATCAGCTTGAAGCCAGCAGCAGAAGCCACACGGTTTTCACCGAAGCTACCGTTGCTGCCACTGTTGCCATTGAAGTCAACGCTGATGGCGCGGTCAGAAGACAGCACATCATAATATGCGCCTGGCGAAAGAACGCACACACGTCCCTCTTTAGGAGCATCTTTTTCGTCGAGAACCTGGCAAGCATCGTACAGGTTGTCGATAATCAGATCGCCACGGGCGTTGCGGTCAGCAGCACCGTTCAGGTCAATACCGGTGAGAGAAGTACCACCAGGCATAGTGCCGATAACAAACAGGCGCTCGCCAACAGTGAAGGTGGCGTTAGAGCCAGTACCGATAGCACCAACAGGGTTGATGACAAAGGTAGCAGCGCCGTTAGTAGGAGCAGTGGTGATGATGCCGTAAGCACCGGAGTCTTCACCGTAGATGGTGGTGCCAACTGCAAAGCTACCCAGTTCAGCGGTTGCAAAGTTTTCGCTGAGGGTAACGGTGCCGTTAGCGGCAACAGAGTTAACAGTACCGCCTGCGGTTTGGAAAGTCTTCTCATCCCAGTCGTTAACACGACCGTCAGACTGAGAAGCAGACAGCAGAGTACGAGCAAGGCGCTGGTCGTATGCACGAGCCAGAGCGCGGCCCAATTCCTGCGAGTAAATGCTCCTCACATCCCAATGCAGTTTGGCCTCGTCAAGGTCATAGATCGAAGCGTCGGCAATCAGAAGATCGTCAATGGTGATGATCTTTTCACCGATCATTCCTTTGTTACCTTGGCCAGTAATCCAATCGCCAGGGCGATGGTAGCGGCTGCTGAAACGACCTGTAATTGGGAAGCTAGCAGAGCGGCCAGATTGAATCGAACGCTTCATGGTCAGGTCTTTGAAGACCGTCTCACGCTCGAACGTAGTGAGAACCTCACCACTAAAAATTTTCAGAAAATTAGCGTTTTCACGCTCGTAGTTACCGGCTGCGGAGTTGGCGTTAAATTGTGCGCCGTTAATACTACCTAGCCGGCTAAGAGATGCAAAATCAGGCATCGTAGCTAATTGGTTAAGTGTTTACGTGCGCTCGTCTTCGTTGTTGTTATCGCCTCAGCGGCAACAATTATTACTTGCGCGTACCCTTATACTAACCCCTTGGTCCAAGAACTTCGCTACGGACAAGTTTTTCCTGCACATCATTAGTGTATGCAGAATCTTTTAAATAGCGAGGATCATTCATAGCTTGCATAACTTCTGAAGTAGAACGGAACACGTCCGTAGCGTTTGCAGAAATTTTGCCGCCAAGAAGCTGAGGCTCTGATCCTTCGTTTTCTTGGTAGGCGTAACTAAGAGATTGAAGCGCGTTACGAGCGCGGTAGTAGTCACCGCTATTTACTTCGCGGTTGTAAGCATCAAGTTCAGCCTGGTCAAGGTTTTCCTTTGCCCAAGATTGAACAGCGTTAAAGTTTTCTTGACCGCCGATGCTTTCAAGGATCGTTGACTCTTCTTCTTGAGACAGAACAACAGGCTCTTGATCCTCAACCTCAGATTCAGATTCCTCTGTTTCTTCGGTTTGACCACTGCCAAGTTTCTTTTCAAGTTCTTGGTAAGCCTTGAGAAGATCATCAGCGCTTTTGAATTTACCGCCGATAAGATCTTCGTCTTGCTGCTCTTGAGCTTCTTGTTGCTCTTGACCAAGAACTTCAAGATCCTTTTCGTTATACGGCCCAGTTTCTTGACTGAGTACGTTGTCTGCGACGACTTCCATGTTTAACCAATACGGACGGTGAGATCAGGATAGATCCAAGCGGGACGACGCTGACGCAGCGCTTTGCGATATTGCTCGTACACCATAGGCTTTTCAACCTTCAGGCGTTCAATCAATTCATCAAGCGGACCTTTAGATACAGGAGGTTCTTCTTTAACTACTTCCTCTACAACTTCAGGTTTAGGAGTAATAGCTTTAGCCACCTGGGGCTTCTTGCTGGGTTCGGATTGAGTCATTTTCGGCTTTGACAAGTGCGGCTTGTTTCGCAGGATCATTGTTAGGATCTTGCTGTGCCATTTGTTGCTGCATCATCATAGCCTGTTGTTGTTCCTCTGCCATCAAGTCTTCTTCCGACTTAATCAATTTGTAGGTATCAAGACCATCAGCAGCAGCAAGTCGAGTAATAAGTTCGCGACTGTTGACAAACTTAGCCATCACTTCTGGACCCATAGTGCCAGCAAGAGTTTGAATAAACTCAATCAACTTGGCTTTGTCGTTGCCGCGACCGAGAGCATCAAGACCAGTTGTGATCTGAGGCTTGACAATATCTTGAGGCAAACGAGGCAAGCTACCTTCACGCTCCATCAGCGCCATCTTGCGGTTAACCAGAGGCACCTGCAGCTCCACGCTCAGGATGGAGTACACACCGCCTAGGCCACTCTCTAGCTCATTGGCAACCATGCGAATCTCTTCGGCTGTAACGCGGTCCCGTCCAGCTGCACCTGCTTGGATTGCACTGTTAAGCAAGAACGCAAAGCTAAGGCGCTGCTCGATGCGGCCAATAGTGTTCAAGGCAACCGTCAGGTCTGCCTGCTTTTGCATTTGTATAGGAGCCACATCGGCTGGATTGCCTGCAACAATGGACCCATTGGCGGCACGAGCAAGAGCATCAGGTCGCGTAGTACCGTTCGGGTTACACAGGAAGATGATCTTGGCCGCGGCTGCACTACCTTCAACAATCGCTTTGGACAAAAATTCTAAACTCTTAAGATCCCCAAGAAGCTCTTCTACGTATGAGCGACCGTAGCTTTCGTGTGCTACCCGAAACATCCTGAGAACAATCCAAGGACTTTTATCAATAGGAACTGAGCCAGTCTTATTAACTTGCTTACCGTAAGCCTCTTGATACCAATTGCAACGATCCTTTTCGTAATCCCAAGTTACGTGAGTGTAAAGAAACGTGCTCTTATCTTTAAAGCTACCGTTTGAGTTTTTGTCTGCTGTTCCTTCTGGAAGAACATCTGGACTAACTTCTTCACGTACAACAGCTTCAAGAATATTTCCTTCAGGGTCACGGTTAACAACAAAAGACTTGAGCGGGTAAACGCGAGTACCTGTTTCAGATACATACAGCAAGGCGTTGCCGCCAATAATCAAATGCTTTAGCGCTTCAAACAGTGCAGTCCGATCACCAGACTCTTCAATGTTACGCATCACTGCGCGTTCCATTAAAGCAAGCTGTTGCTCAAACTGTGACTGCAGTTCTTTGAAATTATCTAACTCTTGCTGTAGTTTGATGTCATCTACAGACAACCGAAAGAAACTTTGGTTTGGAGGTAGAAGAGCAATAAGAAGTTTACTTGCTAAATTATTTACTCCGCGTGCTCCAAGACCCTGGTAAGTTGTATCAATTTTTGTATAAAGATTCTTACCCGTGCTGCGGTCGTTATCCGTAATAAGGGTCGGCAAAGTGTATCGACTACACTCAATAGCACGATCGAGATAAACAGTTTTCTCTGGCTCAAGAAACGAATACCGAGCCGCAGCTTTGTTTTTAGACATTCAGACCACCGACTCCAGATTGTGTAGTTTGCGACGGGCCACCCAGAGCAAGTGCAGACTGAGCATCAACGGCTGTACGGAGAGCACCAGGGCTACCAACTTTCTTACGCTTTTGCTGTCCTACTTTGGCAGCCGCTGACTGACGTTGAATAGCAGACTGCAGTTGTTGTTGCTGAATAGCCAAAGCAGACGCAGACCTTTGCGCTGCAACTTGTTTCATTGTAGCTTGACGTGCCAATTCAGCTTCTCGCTGCGTAGCTGCAGTACGCTCACGAGACATTGCTAGCTGCTGATTAAAACGTTGAGAAGCAGCAGCAGACTCTGACTGCATTTGCTGCAGCTCCATCTGCGTGCGGCGACGAGTAGCCCTCATTTGAGCTTTTGCTTGTCGTTCTTGACGACGAGCTGCTTTACCAGTTTGGTAACCAGAATAAAGAGAAGAGCCTGCAATAGCTGCAGAGCCTAGACCGATGATAAGACCAAGAGCCATAGCACTAAATTAGTTGTACTTAGTTTCCTCTTGAATGTTGTACTGATCTCTCAAATGCCGTACAACAGAAACTTGTCCAGAAGAAAACCAAATTTGTTTCTCTTCCATACTAATATCAGGGCATTGATCAGGATACATTTCTTCCAGATATTTGATAATATCGGGGTCAATGTAAGGCGTCATATATTCAAAGCTGTTGGTGAGATGTTTCCGGGAGACGTTCCACTATAACCGCCAAGAGGAGTTGTGCTAGCTGTTAATTGTGTACGAGAGATACCAGGCTGACCAACTGTTGCACCTAGTCGTTCTTCTGCACCTGCTGCACCAATGTCTTGAATAAATTGTTGAGAAGCTGCTTGTTCACGCTGACCAACAATATCTTGTTGTGCTTGTGTAGCAGCACCAATACGTTTTGTAGCTAGCGCAGCTGCTTCTGCTTGGCGTTGCGCTGCTAGTGCAGCTGCTCTTGCTTGTGCTTGACGGGCGGCTTGTGCAGCCTGTGCTTGGCGTTGCTGTTCTAGTTGCTGTTGGCGTTGACGTTCAGCTGCTTGTGCTGCGGCAGCGGCTGCTTGTGCTGCTTGACGTGCGCGTCGTCTTGCCTTTTTACCCCTGTTGCAAGTTCCTAAGATGTCACAAAAACGAACAGATAATTCAACACCAGAAAAATCCCAGCCAAAAGGATCACTCCAAATGGCTGGGTCAACAGATTTGCTTTCTGAACTATTAAACATAATTACGCATAACTAGGTAAGTCCATGTTACTTGTTTCAAAGAAAGCAGGAACACGGGCTCGCTTAGTTTCAAGCAAACCTTCGGCTTTACCGGCGTACATCAAGCTATCGCTCTGATCAAGCCAGAACTGCTTGTCCAGGTATTTGTCTTCTGAGCGGCCAAGAGGCTGCATCACCCAAGCGATTGTAGCCTTTCGTAGGCGATCAAGGCTAGGAGAGACAGTGAGACCAAGCTCACGACACACCAAGGAGTTACTCGCAACATGAACCTGTTCATCACGACTGATGTCTTGTGAAGTTACGGCTAATCCGGTGTCTCCACAGAAGCGAAAGAACGGGAGGAGAACGAAGAATACAGCTCTCTCAGCCACCATTGCTTTGAGTACGGTGTGGTCTGGATGATCGACCCAAGCCTCTTTAAGGCGTTGTGCTTCCGCTTCTGCTGTTGCGTCAACACCGTGCGCTCTAGCTGCGTATCCGAGTGCAACATCATGCTTTTCCTCATCACGAATGTTTGAAATAAGAAGGTCTCGCGCCGCTTCGGGAACCTCACCCATGACTGCCTCGGAGATAAATTCTCCGACAGGCAGTTCAAGAGCACGAAGAGCCAAAGCTCGACGAATGGTTTCTTCTGAACCTTCTCTTAGTTTACCCGCAGTGGGTTGAATCGGGGTCCAGGTACGCTTTCTTTGCTGTAGTTTTTGATACGGGTTCATTACTCGGCGCAATCACATTGAACAGGGTCGGATTCCTCCAGGATTTCTGCAAGATAATCATCAACATCAACATCTTTTAGTGCTGCGTAGATGTCAGTTTTGTCTTGCGTATCCGGTATCACTTGAAGGCTGTAATACAAACTCTTCAAGGGGGAGTTAATCCATCGTGCCATAAAATTACGGTCCATGGTTGTCATGTCTGACCACCAATTCATGGAAATAGCGTGTGCCATTCCAGTGCTATCCATCATTCTTTGCCATTCACAATTAAGTGTAAAGAAAATATCCCAACCTACTTCTTCAGCAGTTTCACACTTGGGATTAAATTCGTAACTTTGCACGCCGAGAGTTGAACTAGCGCGATCAATGTTACGGCTAACAGGAGGAGCGATTTCAGGGGTTGTAGTGTAACCTTCACGATCCTGGTAGCGGTACGCACAAGAGGCTGTAGGGGCTACGGTAAAGGCGCGAGACATCCCATGCTCTTCGGCTACTGCAGCGGCCCGTTTAAAGCCTTCCAGAAGAGCTTCAGAAATTGCTCCAGGTTTTGTTACGCCGTTATACACACCGAGGTTGGTGTATTGCAAAGCTTGAACAAAATCTTTGTAAGCAACGCCTTCAATGGCGAGCAAGTTTGCAAGACCAAGAACACCAAGACCAACTTGCTTGTCTTTGTGAACGTAAATACCTGAATCTTCAACTTCAGTTTGTTTGTACAGTTCGCACAAGAACCGCATACCATCTTCAAAAGCTTGAGGAATATCTTCAACCTTGCAGATACCGAGGTTGATGTGATTCAACAAACAAGTGTCACGGCTTTTGAGAAGAATCTCTTGGCAAACGTTGGAATAAATACGATCGCCGTTTTTGTCGTATTGCTTTTTAACAATCCAAACATCGCCACGACGAGCAGCATTCATGATTGCAGCTAACTTGTCAGGCTCGTTAACAATTTCAGGCTCAATGTTTACACAACGCTTCAACCAAGGAATACGTGAACGATCGTAATCTAGAAACTCAAGGAGATCTTTATGGTCCGCGTCGAGGTGACACACAACAGCTCCGTTGCGGTACTGTCCGCCTCTACGAAGAATCTCGTTGAACTTGGAAAAGATTTCCATAAAACCGCAAGGACCAGAAGCAACCATGCCGTGCTCGTTTTCTGTTCCTTTGGCGCGAAGTTGTGATAGATGCACAGATACACCAGCTCCATAGCGCAAAGCTTTAGAGACAAACTGGAACGCACCTTCCAAACCATCAGGATCTTCGTCCATCGTGTCACGGCATACAAACACCGTGCAGCTGACAGGGTAGCGCCGCGTAGGATTTTCCAGCCAGCTTTCAACGCGGCCGGTCATTGCGATTGCAGGATTCATTTCAGAGATCAGTGAGGTTGGGTTTTTCGTAGTTTGGGCCTTTTTGCACCTTACCGTCGATTAGTTTGAACGGCAGCTTGGAATAGTTCGACGCAGCAATGCGATCAAAAGCAGCGTCTGGATCAACTTCAAGTGTATGAAGCATACCGTAAGCAACCCAGATAAGGTCGCAAAGTTCCTTGATAACTTCAGGTCGAGTTTCGTTTTTCCAAGCGTGCATAACTTCGTAAAATTCTTCTTCAAGAAATTGAAGTTGTTTGTCACAATCTGGCTTGTCAAGCTGGTTTGCTTGTTTCATCCAGTGTTTCACTATTCGGGAATTGGAATTCAAAGTCATTGCAGTTGAGAACAGATTCGTAAATCGTTGGATCATAGGTTGATCGAGATTCATACCGTTGGATTAAACGATCAAGATACCAACGTGCTTTCTTAAGATCTTCAACACCGTTTTTGTGTTGATACCGAGTGACGTATTTGATTACGTTACCTTCAAGAAAATCAAAGGCATGGCTTTCGATGTAATCAATGCACTCAATTACGCCTTCGTCGATGGCGTAGTGGGAGGGGTTGATGGGATCATGAGTGGTGTCCATAGTTGAAGTTCATCAAAGGTGTACTCGGTGTTTCTGAGAATGCGAGCAAGGCGTGCTTGCGTGAGAGCGTAGTCAGGGCCAAAGCCTTTCTTTTCGTACTGTTTGATTACAGTTCCCCATGCGGAGGCTTCTGTGAAGTCTTCTTCTGGGATGAGTTTTTCCGCTGTCTTTGGACCAACGCCAGGGCAGCCAGGATACCCGTCAGTGGAATCGCCGGTAAGAACTTGGCGGTAAAAATAAACATCGGCTTCGAGGTCGGAGATGGAGTAAGTGTTGCCCTCGTTATCAAGATGCAAGCCAGGAATCTGTTTCAGGTCTTTGTCACCTGACCAGAGAATGGTTTGTTCTGGATTACGAGTACTCAAAATGCCGAGCACATCATCACCTTCCAGATTGAACCAGCACTCTGAGGGATACGCTCCTTCAGCCCAGTTCCTGGTTGCTACAAAACCAACAGGTTTGCGGCGGTGATAGTTGACACGATTGCCTTTGTAAGTTGGATCAACCTTCTTACGAAAGTTTTCGTTTGAAGTCCAGCAAAGGACAACACTGTCAGCTTTGGCTTGCTTTTGTTTTGCTTCCACAAGCTCAGTAAACATGAGTTTAGCTTGCTTAATTGGAAGATGAGTAGTGATGATGTCAGGCATCCACTCAATCTCTGTCTCGCAACTGGCCACTGTCTGATACAGCAGCATGTCTGCATCAAGCAGCAGTTTCATCGTGGTCTCCTCCGTCAATTGATGTCATCATATTTTTGCGCTCAAGGTAATCAAGCGCATTTAGGACGCCTTGAGTATCGTCCCCAAGTTTGCCAAGTGCGACGTTGCAATCGCTGCACAACCAGCCACGAAACTCTTGTGTCGTGTGGCAATGATCGAGCACTAGCTTTTTAACTTGACCGCAACATTCACACCTACCGTTAGCTGGTGGTGGATTGTGTTGTCGCAATCTTTTGCGATTCTTTACGTTGATCCTGTTGCAAGTTCTGCAATGCGGATACAGGCCATCAGCTTTCTGCTTGTCACCGTGAAACTCAGTAACAGGTTTGTCTTGTTTACAAACCGTGCAGAACTTAGTGACAATCGGCCCAGTTGTCTCCCACTTTATATTCTGCTGCAATGGGAATCCGTAGGCCGAGGTCTTCCCCGGCAAGTGCAGCTGCCTTGATCGCGAGTTCTCCGAGTTGTTGTGCATGAGCTTTCTCCACAGAAAATTGGATTTCGTCGTGAATGTGGGCAAGGAAGGTCCAGTGTGTGTCGTACAACAAACCAGCTTTGGTCAGCAGTTCAAAGCACCTGATGTACCAGACCTTGCTGATCAATGCCCCAGCGGATTGCAGCAAGAAATTCAAGCTGCTATGCGCTGAGCGGATTTGTATCTGACGGCCATCCAAAGCTTTGATGTAGCCCTGGCTTTCTGCCTTTTCAGTTACCAGCTTGGTAAGTTTGTCCAAGGCTGGCATGTTTTTGAAATACTTTCTTTTGAGTTTGCCACCGTCCTGTCCGGTGATCAAAGTCAACTTCTCTGCTCCAGCTCCATACATCAAGGCGTAGAAAAATGTCTTGGCCTGATCTCTGGTAGCTAGCCCAGCAGCCTTTTGATTTGCTGTGTGGATGTCGCCGTGCAACACCTCGTCGGCAAACTTACCGCCATCAAAGGGGTAGGTGTAGTGGGCCAAACACCGTGCCTCAATCCCGCTGAGGTCAACGCCCACCTGTTTGCGCTTCATCGAAACGTCAGGTACAAACAGAGTTCGGCACTCCGATCCCAGGGCTGACCTAACAGCAGGCACCTGGGCCATGTTGGGGTGAACGTGACTACAGCGAGCTGTGGCACAACCGACAGTGATAACACTGCCGTGCAGTGAGTGGTCCTCTCCTACGAGTTTGAGCCAGGCGTTGTTACCTGTGCTCAATTGACCTAGCCGTTTTTGGAGTGTGAGGTGTGAAACAAAATCCTCAGCTCCTGGAATCTTCGACAGAATCGTTTCATCCACCTTCGGTTTACCTGTCTCTGTCAGCTCTTCTGGCTTCCACTCCAGATGAGTTTGCAGAGCCCAAGCAATGTGATCTCGTGAGTTGGGGTTCAACTCATCAAGACGACACATAGCCGCATCTTTGATGTAGCCCCGTGTGGAGTTGTCACGCTTCGGTGTGAAGACACCACCGTCAACGAACGGGAACCGTTGTCTCAATCGTTCGCTGAGAATATTCAATTGTTCATTGACCTCGGCTTCCAGCTTGAGCGCTCCTTCAACGTCAAACGGAAACCCAGATCGTTCCTGCAGGGAGATCAACTTCGCAAAGTTCATCTCTAGATCTATGGCACAAGGGATGCCTTCAATCTTTGGTTGCAACCGAGTGAAAAGCTTAGCATTCAAATCCACGTCACAGACACACCTTTCGGCTAACTCAGGGGTGAGTGTGCTGAAGTCTGTAATGTCTGCGTGTGCTTTTTGAAAGCCCAAGCGGTAGCCGTAAGCTTCCAAACTGTGACGGCCATACATCTGCATTGGCATGTCCGGCCACTTGCGCTTGAAGTCTTTGTCAAGGATGTTTGGGTACAACATCCGACAAACAATCAACGTGTCAAGCAGGTGCCCCTTTGGTTTGAACTTGGGGTAAACCTGCTGTATGGCAGGCACGTCGTACTGGATGATGTTGTGACCAACCAGTACATCAGCATTCTCAAGGATGGGAATCCAAACCTTGGGATCTTCATACAGCCGCGTCTGGTTCCCGTCGTGAATCGCACAGCAGTGAATCGTAGTAACGTCCCCGATTTTTAGGGCATTTGTCTCGACATCGAACACCAGAGTCGATAAAGGTTTTGAGTCCGGCTGCGAGAGCTTCGTCAACGAATCGCTCAAGCCCTTCGTAATTGCAATCGAAACAGAAGTCATTGGATTTGAAATAGGGCCTGCAGAAAGTCTTGGCTTCCTCGGTTGTGGCAAAGATTGAGACTTTGCGGTCGTTCAACTCGCGGATGTGAACGTCAAAAATCGGTTTCAAAAGAATCATCTACTTTGGTGGATGTAGTTTTATTGCTGGAAAGCTCCAACATTCTGCCTGTACTTTCTTCATATCTCACTTCACCCACAGCTCCACACCACCCGGTGAACCGATTCTTGAGCACGCGTACGGTAGTCCCTTCGGTTGAGTCTGCGGTTTGTTGGTCACGTTCCAACCCCAGACAAACATCACTGAGCTGAGGGATGCTATGGCTACCCCTGAGCTGAGATAGAGCAGTTTGCGCTCCATTTTCATGGCCCTTATCGCCTTGTGGTCGGCGTAAGTGTGACACAAGAATCATGCCGCAGCCAGTCTCTTCAACGAAGCTACGGAGTTTTGTCATGGTTTGGTCAATTGCCCGGCGTTCGTCACCTTGATCAAGACCCGATACCAGAATCGAAAGGTGATCGAAAATGATCCAGTTACAATTGCAGCCAGAAACAAGATGGCGTATCCGATTAAGAAGAACGGTAGGGTCCAAAGAACCAAAATGGTCGTAGAGATACAGACGACCGGATCCAAGCGTCTTATCAAACGCAGCTTCAACTTGTTCATCAGTGAAGTAACCCCGATCAATATGGATAGGGTAATCAAGCTCCATTCCAACAAAACGCCGAGCAGTACGTCTGATGTTCTCCTCAAGAGCGACGTAGCCAACAGTTTCCCCTTGCCGTGTGAGCAAGTCATAAGCAATCTCTGAAACAAAAGTGGATTTACCAATACCTGTGCCAGCTGTAACAGTGACAAGCTCACCTTTACGCAAGCCATGCAGCTTGTCGTTAAGGAACGAGTAGGGATATTCAACGCTCTCAACCTTTGGATCAGCCAACACAAACTCCAGCAAATTGGAGCCGTTCACAATCCCGTCAGGCTCGTACTTGGCGGCTGTCCACACCATCTGCATGATGGCTTTGCTATCGCCCGCTACAAGGGCCTCAGAGGCGTCTTTATAGCCCTCTATGGCACCGATCTTTGCCTTGCGTGGTGGAAGCAGTTGAACCACCTTCTTGGCCGCGACTGAACCATGCTCATCGCTGTCAAAGCACAGGATCACCTCCTCAAACTTCAGCAACCAATCAAGGTTGTTCCTGATGCAGCGCTCTGCTGAGTCAGCACCGTTTGGCAGCGACACACAGGGCCAGGTCTTCCGCACCGTGGCGTAGCTAAGGCAGTCGTACTCACCTTCAAAGATGACCAGCAGTTTGCCACCAGCGCTCCACTTCTCCTGTCCAAGGAACGTGTTATCCGGATTGGATCCGTGTTGGACGAATTGCTTGTTGGGTTTACGGATCTTGTAACCGGTCAAGCGCCGCTCTTTGTCGTAGATCGGCCAGAAGTAAGCAGCACTGTCGCCGTGTTGGCCCTTGAAGTAGCCGAACAGGCGGCAAGCATCCTCTGTGACCTTGCGGTTTGTAATGGCGCTGTAGCTACCGACAAGCGGTTGGATCTCTTGATGTTCTGTTTGTTGGATTGGCATAGGAATTGATGAGGAACTGGAAGCTTTGTGAT